TAAACTCTTTATCTGGGTTACTATATAACTGGTATTAATAGCAGTATTAGCTACTTTAAATTTTAACTTGTAAGAGTATGTAAAATAAACATTACCGTTAGTAGTTTGATTTATGGTACTTATTTCACCATAGATATCTCCTACTTGAGTAAACATACTACCATTATCTAATAAAGCTAATGTAGAGTATATATGACCAGAATACCCAACACTTGTTATAGGAGTACTACTAGGAGATGTATTAGATCCAGTTTGTATTATAGATAATGCTGTATTAGATTGTACAAGGAGTTTACCTGTAGAGCTTAGATTCCCATTAGCAAAATACTTCATAGGATCACTATGTAAAGTAGCTCTTATAGCTGCTGTATCTATTGTGTAAGATGATATCTTAGTAGGATCCATACCAGTAATTAGTTTCCAATGAGAATCAGCTACTCTTTTAGATTCTCCTGTATAATGTATATACAGTTCAAATTCATCATCTACATTAAAAGTATTATTTAATTTAGTAGTTATTTCATCTACTGTAGGAGCTGTGAATTGATACTTACTTGTATCTAGGTTTAGATATACATAATCTGCACCTTTATAGTCGGATTCTTCTAGAGTCTTATATTCTATACCTAATGCATTTATAAATCGTTTAAAAGGTACATCACTACGTAATGTGTTATCCCAGTATATAAGTTTTTTATCATATACCTCTATAGTATCAATAGTGATTTTAGGCCATACATTATCAAATCTATGATATAAGGTACTAGCTCTATTCCATACAAACCTAGAAGGTGCTAAGAAGTCTCTATATATAAAACTAATAATACACCTCCTATGGTGTATTAGTGTTTAGGTAAGTCATAGCTGTATTCCATTGAGTTACATATGAAGGGTCTGGAGCTACTTCAGCACTTAGTAATTGACCTATCATTTGAGATGAAGCATTTACAGCATGATTACGTTTACTATCCTCAAAGCTTTTAACCTGTCTTTTAGCAAAGTCTTCCTGTGCTTTAGTATATCCTGCGTCATTACCTGCTGTACCTTTTTCTACACCATCTAATGTGGTAGCTATATCTACAATACCAGACTTTCTATAAGCATCAGCCAGTGTGCTATATTTCTGAGCATCTACTGCTTTCATTTGAACATAGTCAGTACCTTCATCATAAAGAGCTGTAGGTGTACATCCATCTGTACCATATGTAGATACTCTACCATTCTTTCTGATACTAGTAGCTAGTGTAGCTGTTATGTTAGCACATTGAAGATCTATATCTTTTTGTATCTTACATATTTCATACTTAGTTTTTTCAATATTAGCAAGTGTTAGATCTGCTTGAGCTTTCATAGCAGCTAGACTATAAGCCATTTCTTTTTCTTGTGCTTCCCATTGCATAGCACCAGTGATTACTTGTTGTGTAGTTGTCACAGCTAATTGACTTATAAACTGACTAGCAAACTGAGCATACTCAGCTTCACTTAAATGCCTTCCATCAAGTAATTCTTTAAATGTGTCTTTAGCTCTCATATAGACACTATTTATACCTAGAACTTCATCTGTTAGTGTTTTAATCTTAGCTACTACATCTAATGTACCATCAACTAAAGTTACATTAGGTAATACTGTATTACATGTTGCCATTTATTTCTCCTATTATTTTATTATATTATATCATATTTATTATTTGTACTATATTCTGCCTGCTGTAGTTAGTGTATAATTAGCTTCAGCTACATAAAAATTTACGCCACTAGCAGGTGAAATATACATATTAATTACCATATTAACTGTATCTACCATTATATATACTCTATTTTCATCATCATCATCATAAGGTGATATGTACTCTGCAAACCTATAATATATCGTAGTTGCTGTTAAGGGAACAGGAATTGAAAAATTAATAGTTGCTGGAGTAGAACTTATACTCTGTATTGTTAAGAATAAATCAGTTGCATTACTAGGAATATCAAATAATTTCCATGTTTTAGCTGTAGTAGGTCCACAACCCAAATCACCATAATTTTTATGTAAAGTTTGTTTGTCATATATTTTATATGTCATCATTGTAGCTGCTGTGTCAAATACTTTTACACTGCCATTATATATTTCAATACCATTAGCTGTATTTTTGATTTCAACTGATCCTGAAGCACCAGAAGAATTTAATAACTGTCTTGTAATACCTCCAATATCTGTAAAAGTATAATCTACATTATTAATAGTTGTATTGGATACATATGATTTACTTAGCATATTATCCAAGCCAATAGATATAGTAGAATTATTTATAAGTATACTTCTATCTGTTGTAGAAAATGGTGGAGTTATATTACCTAACACATCAATATTATACACTATTAATTGTACGGATACAGGAGTTGTAATATCAGCGTAGGATATACCAACTTTACCAAAACGCACATATTTAGCAGTTGAAAATGGTTGATTATGTGATGTAGTTTTAGCAGCATCATACCATTGAAATATACCATTAGCTTTATTATAGTTACTAACTCTAGTTACTACATTACCATCAGCAACTATGTCATAGGTCATTATATTAGTACTATTAAGTAAATAATTAATAGCATCTACACTAAACTCAATATCATACCTCTTTGTATAACTACCACGAAAATAAGAGTTTATATATGTAATAGAAACTGCTTGAAAAATTTTAGCAGTCATTATCGGTAATTTACTATGAAATAATGTATTTGTAAGTATTGTAGTAGATTTTAAATCAATTAAACTTGTATTACCTTTTGTAATGTGTAGTATATTATCACCAACAATATCTTTACCTATAAATAAACTCATACTATATGAATCTCCCCATTATTGAGATCTATTTTCATTTTATAAGTTGTACCATCCCATGTATTATCATATAGTACTCCAGCTGTTACTGTGCCAATATTAGCTGTTATTGCCGATAAATTTGCTACATCCAATTTATCCGCTGTTATACTATTAGCTGCTATCTGCGTAGCTGTTACACTTCCTGTAGTAATCTTTCCTCCATTTATAGTAGTAGTACCTGCATTAACAGCTGTAGCTGGGTTATATGCTATAGCAACAAAAGAAGTACCATTATATCTATATTGTTTATAGTTACCATCACTATCTACCCATATATCTCCTACAGATAAATTAGTAGTTGGTGCTGTAGTTTGTAAGTATGTTTTTATTCCAGCACCCACAGGATTCCATGTAGTACCATCATAAGAATACATTTTATTATTATCATCAGTATCTATCCAAGTATCACCTGCTATCATACCTGTAGAGGGTTGAGTAGTTTGTACCCATGTTTTATTTATAGTAGGAGTATCTGTGATGTTAGTAAAACTAACTTTACCATTAAACTCTACAACATGATCTACTGTATTAACAGTAAAAGGTACATAATTTTCAGTACCATTAGCTACTTTAAATATATCAGCATTAATTTTAAATTCACTTCTGGTATTTATTCCACTAGCTGTGCCACCATCACCATATTCCCAACCAGTAATACCACCACTGACAGGATCATATAATAGGCTACTAGCATAACCTGCCCAAGCTACATCTGAGAATAATTTACGAGTTTCATTAGCTACAGTTACCCAACTTCCACTAGTATATCTTTTAACTACTCTACCATATTCTGTTTTAGTAGTACCATACGTAGTTCCTGTACTAGCAGTATACCATTGGTCAGTTACAGTCCATAAGTCACCTTCTCCCTGAGCTGTAGGATGGGAAGCTAATACAGCACTAAAAGCCCTTACAGTTCTGTTTGCTGCTGTATCATCTGTGTATTTAGTAGGTTTAACCCAACTACTACCGTTCCAAGTATAAATCTCTTCATCATCATACCCAACAGTACCAACAGCAGTAATCCACATATCATTCAGATTAGGTAAACTAGGTACTGATGTTCCTGTATATATAGTTTTTTTAGTATCTATTTCATCATATACTATATCAGGAACATCGGTTAATACCCATTTATAAGTACTTCCAACTAATTGGTATATATACTCATTATTATTAGAAGGTACTTTCCATAAATCTCCTACCCACACAGCGTAAGCAGAATTTGTACCTTCTGGATGGGGCATAGTTTCTCGATAGTAAGATTCTGCTTTACCATCTACTTGGTTTTGTATATCTGTAACAAAACTACTATAAGTAGTAGTTCTCCAAGTATTTAAATCATTCTGTACAGCATTTATAGCTGCTGTATATCTTGTAGATAGTACCCAATCAGTTCCATCAATACCTTCTAAAGTACCTGTAACATATGCGTATATCTCACCCTTAACAAAACTACCCGTATTAGCAGAAACTACCCATAAATCACCATCTGTAATTGCTGTAATATATCCATTAGAGCCTATAATATTAGTAGGTACAGTTGCTTGAAAGAAAACTATTCTTTTACCATCAGCTGTATCTTGTGCCTTAGCTGCTGCTGTTAAAACTGATGTTACATCAGTGTCTGTAATTAATACCCATCCATATATAAATCCTTGATCTGGATCATCTTCTAAGTCTTCATATGTCCATCTATAAGCATAACCAGTAACTAAGTTATATGCTAAATCCCCTAGATGATTATTACGTTCTTCATTTGTAGTCCATTGTCCTGCAGGATAATTTTTTACATCAGGTGCTAAATTTGTAACCGCTCTCCATCTACCTGCTGATGGATATGTCTCTAAATTTAAATCTATATTTTGTGTATCTATTTCTGATAAAAATACATACATAGTATCTACGTGCCATACTAAATCACATCTAACTAGATTTACTCCTGTTTGTGTACTTTGATAGGTAGCATCTGTACTAACATATTCTGTATCATATGTATGAAACCACGATGTAATATTACCATCTATCTGAGATTGTAAGTCTGTAAGTTCACTATTAACAGTAGCAGCAAACGTAGTAAGTTCAGAATTAGTATCATCTACAGTGTTTTTAATAGCTGCTTCAGAGGTTATCTGCCATCCATCGTTATTAGGTCCTACAGTTCCACCTAAGTATTGGTACCATTGGTTATTTTCATATTTAAATTGTCCTAATAGCGGAGTACTAGTACCATCCCATTCACTATATGCTCCAGCAGTCACTTTTCTAGTATCTTCTAATCGTACTGATAAATCATTGTATGTGGAATTTAATGTAGATATATTCATAGCATTAGTTGATATATCACTAGCATAAGTACTTATTTGATTGTTAAACCAAGAACCAGCAGATCCATCATTAAAGTATGTAGCTACTGTACTTAAGGCTATAGCAGAAGCACTAGTAGCATCTACTTTAGTTATATCTAAATTAGCTATAGCAGCAGTATGTGAACCTGTAGTGGTAACAAGACTTTGTATACTAGCATTTATAGTTACATCTTCATTTTGTAAGTTAAGTATTTGCTGATCATATCCAGCAGGCAATGTTTCCAGATAAGATATAACAGAATCTAGATTAGTTATAGTTGCATCTGTAGCTATAATATCACTTATTAGTTGTCTATACCATTCTGGTACTGTACTATTTGTATATCTTCTTACATAAATATCATCACCAACTAAGGTATACCTACGTATCTCAGCTTCAGCAACTATAGGTGAGAATACTTCTAATTTCATATTAACCTACTACTACGTATACATCTTCTATAAGAGCAGTCATTTCACCTTGAGCTAGTGTATCCCCATGTACAACTAATCTTAGATTAGGTCTAGGTATAAAATAGTCTTCTGCATTAGCTTTCTTAGATGGCAGAGTAGCACTTTCAATAGCTGTTATTACTCCAGATATCTCTCCATTTAAAGCATCAGAAATAGTCATAGATTTATCAGTTATGTATTTAGTACCATACTTCTTATCAACTAAACTAAATGTGAATGTATCAGTTATATCAAGTACAAGAGGTACAGTAGCTCCATCTTCTTTTATTGTAATGAAGAATTCTAAAGCTTTACCTTTAATTATTATAAAATCAGTTACAGTTGCCATATTACCTCCATTAGTGTATATTACTATACCCCATAGGGTATAGTATATAAACTACATAGTTTGTATTCCATCTCTCATAATCTGAGCTTGTTTAAGCTCTTGTATTTCTTTAATAGTTAGATCTGGAAGATTCTGTATAGAATATTTATTTATCTCTTTACGTACTGTTATAGGTCTACCTTTAGAATCTTTACCTTTTACACTTATAAAACACTTTTGACTTTTAAGAAGATCATAATAAGCCTGTGGAATATGCCATTCTACATTTAGAGGTACAGTTATTTTAGGCAGTGTAAGGATACTATTACTTATACTCAAGAATGGAGTAGTATCCCAATCTTTCATACCAGGATCCATACAACTAACAATTACTCTACGTAGTTTCATAAGTGACTTACGTTGAGCTGCTGTAGCTTCAGATATAATCTCTTCTTCTGTTTTCTCTTTCTTAGGTTTAACTGTAATCTCTTCTTTAGCTGGTTTCATCTTAGCTTCTATCATCTCAATAAGTTTAGCATCAGGTGTATTTGTCTTATACGCAATTCCTAGTAAGTCAGCTTTTTCTTTTAGTAACTCTCTAGGAGTTGGTATTTTAGTTTCTTCCATTATGTTTCCTTTATTATCTTTTTATTATAGTGTGGATGATACCACACTTTTGATTAGATCTCCAAGAGGAGATCACCTATTAGCCTTTAGCAAGGGTTAAAATCTTTGCGATCCATTCAGGTCTAAGGATTAGTGTACCTTGCCAGAATTGAATTGAACTATAACCTATTTTTTCATACGGATCATCTGGGTTAGCAAATGTACCAGGTTTACGTACAATTATTTGAAACTTATCAGATGAACCACCACTTACTTGGAATCTAATATGAGCAAATGAGCCAGAACCTACAACCAACATTGGGTATACATTATAGTTAGTACCATCATTTAGGTAAGTTAGATCAGCACCAACAGTTTCACCAGAACCTATGTAACCCATCATTTCTGGAACTACTACAATTCTAAATCCAGCTACAGAACCAATCTCACCATGTAATGCATTGATATACTTACCAGAAACATTTGTTTGACCATACTTCTCAATAGGAATAAATGCTTTAACATTATGGTAGTCAGTCATACGCATAATAGTAGGGATTAATTCACTACCTACAAACATATATCTAGCTGCTGGGATATTAAGTACATCAGTATCTTTAGATCCTGTGATAGCTTTAGTATCTTTAGAACATCTGTTATCATCTAATGTAACACCAAGTTTAACTAGGTCGTCATAAGTAACAACAGAGTTAAGAGCAGCAGTAGAATTATAACCAGTAGTTGCCATAGATACAGCATCACCAGTGTACCTAATAACACCAGCAGCAGATAGTAGATCCATTTGGATAATATCTTCAGTTATTTCTCTAGCACCTCTAACAGATTCTCTGTTAATATGTGTGTAAAGATCCATATCAGTATCAAAATCCATAGAGTCTTTAGACCATTCATAGAAGAAACCAAAGTTAGTTATCTCACCTTCAATCTCTAAACGTTTAAATCCAACTCTGTTAACTCTTCCACCAGATTCAGTAAGTGTAGGTAATTTACCAGTAATATACCCAGGATTCTTACTAGAACCATATAGATTACCTGAACCAGCTACAGCAGTACCAGCAGTTGCAGTACCTTTATTAGATACAGTAGAAGATGCTCCATTAAAGTAAGCAGCTACAGCTTCAGCATATGTGTCATATAGAACATCACTAGTATCTACACCAAAATCATTTGTAAAGATAACCATTGCCTTAGCTTGAGCATCTGCAAGAGCAGCAGCAGCATCAGCACCATTACCAACTACATAAATATTCATACCTTCTGCCGGTACGATAGTAATTGTTACTTCATTAGCAGTTGATAATCCAGCTGCATCTAAACCTTGATCATTAATATTACGATCATCCAATAGTGGTAGATAGTGATATTTTTTTAGTTTTTGACCATAATGCTTAGATAGAGTTTCTGAATCACCTAATTGTGCAAAGTACTCCGTCTTAGCTGTTTCAATAATAGCTTTACGTTTATATTCGTAAGTATTAAACTGTGTTCCTATTGAACTATTTGTTCCATTTCCATAAACCATTCCCATGTTAATTCTCCCTTATTTATATGAATTTAGCACCAGAATCTAACAACTTCATAAATTCTTCATCACTCAACTTAGTTGGGTCATATTTCTTTACAGCAGTAGATGTCTTCTTAGTACTTATTCCTGCTTTTTTCTTTTGTTCATTCACAGCAGGATCTTGAACTTTCTGTACAGGAGTTTTAGGTGTAACTTCTGGTTTAGTGCTGATATTAGCCTGATCCATAGCTGTAGCAATTTCTTGATACATAGCTAAATCACTCATACCATTAGTTCTACCTAACATCTTTCTTTGCTCAATAATACCTTGTATAGTATCAAATCTACCCATTTGAATTTCTTCATTAAGTCCTTTGATAAGGTTAGGATTATCTAACATAGCTTGTTTAGATGCTTCATCCCATACTTCAGTCACCACTTTAGATGTTAAAGCAAATTCAGGTGTATCTTTTATTGTACTTATAACCTCATCAAAAGCTACCTCAGTTTGTGACACTATATAGTTTTTAGGAGTATAGCTTACAGGTGCTTCAGGATCAATATCCAAAGGATCTATTCCAGCATCTTTTAATGCTTTCTTAATTACCTCTGGGTTTCTATTACGAAACTCTAACATCTCATTTAGCTCATCATCTGTAACACCTGCTTTCTCTAGTGTCTTGATTCTACCTAGATGAGGTTTTAATGCTGTAGTCTTTAAAGCATAGTTACTTGCCATAGCTAGTGCTGTCTTAAAGTCTTCAGGATTTTTAAGTCCTGGCATTACCCTACCATTTGCTTTATAGTCAGATGTAACTTGCTCGTAGAATGTTTTATAATCAACTACATTGGTTTCCTCAGCACTATCCCTAGCCTGTTCTGTGTCTTCAGCAGTTTCTTCATTCTCTTCAGTTTCTTGAGATTCTTCTTCTTCAGCATCCTCTTCAGATACACTAGTTTCTTGCCCGTCAGCTTCTGTGTCAGTGTCTTCAGATTCCTCTTCTGTGTTAGTGTCCTCATTGACATTAGATTCTTCTTCTACGTTAGTATCATCTTCTTTATTATCAGCAGGAGAAAAACTCTCCATATGCCTTTCAAACTCTTCATCAGTCATTGCATTTATATCTTGCATTGGTTACTCCTGATCTTCTGATTGTGCTATATAAGCTTCATTATCACGTAATGTTTGACTAGCTTCATGATATGCATTAGATACTGCAAATGTATAACCTATAAAAGTATTTATACCTTTAAGATTTTCCATTAGCTTATCTACATCATATTGACCTGTATTACGTGCAATAGCTTTACCTAGATTACTTGCATATTCATTTAAATATCCTTCAGTAAATACTAACTTATAGTCATCTGAATCTAGAAGTCTTTTCAGAGCTTCACCTTTTTCAACAGCTATTAATGCTTCTTTATTCGAGATTTCGATTTGTTCGAGTTCCTCTTGACTTATCATACAATTTCCTTTGTGTCCTCTTACGAGATTTCTTATTTAGAGCTTTTATAGACATCACTTTTTAGTCTATGTAATATTATCTAATTATATATTAATTGTCAATTATAATTTATATTATATCCTATTAGTTCCATTTTCTAGCATTATCTGCAAATGTAGATCTTTTCCTAACAGCAGAGCTTTTAGATTTCTTACCTTTAGCTATGCACTCATTTGTTACACTATCATAACCTAATCCTTTACAGTAACTAGTAAATTTACCTTTATTCTTTTCTTTTATATGTATACCTAAACCTTTATCCATTACTTACTCCTTGTTGTGGATTAGTAGTAGGTTTAGGGGAAGTAGCAGTAGCTTTCATAGCTATCTCATCTAATTTACTTAGTCTTTGCATATTTTGTTTCTCTAAATCTCTTTGATGAGATATACCAGAATCTTCTCCTATGAACTTCTGATCATTAAGATCTCTTTCACTAGAAACTTTACCTGCTTTAGCAAGTTCACTTTCTATTTTAGCTTGTTTAAGTTGGATATCAACCTCATTCTCACCAGCTTTAGCAGATTCATTTCTTACTTGTGCTTCTAACATAGCTATTTGTAATTCTTGCATTTTTTGTTGCATAGGATCAACTTGTGGTTGGAACTCTTCTATACGTTTAGCTAACTCAGGCATTTTACGTAATCTAGCTATTTCAGCTCTAATCATTCTTACTTCACCTGGATCACTAGACTGTGCAGTAGTTTGTAACATAAATGCTAATTCTTGTGCTTTCTGATTATCACTTTCAGCTGTACTTATACTTAGATTTAAATCATAATCACCATTAAGATCATCTCTTTTAATAGTTCTAAATTCTTTATTAGTTATTCTGATTACTTCTTCATCATCTAACCATACAGCATTCATAGCTATAGTTTTTCTACCTATCTTTTCTATTCCTTTACTTAGTCTTCTTAATATACCAAGTTCTCTCTTACTAGCACTATCTAAAGCTCCTCTAATACCAGCAGCTACATTACCTAAGGATTGACTACCTATGCCAGAGTTATAAGCTTTCACACCAGTAAGACTTTCTGCTTCCATATTAAGCATCTGTATCATATTTATAGCACTAGCAGGTATCTCAGGATAACTTTGCATATGGATAGATGTTCTAGGATCAAATCCTTGATTATAGAAAAAGTGATCACCATTGTCAAACTTCTTCTGATTAGTTACATCTAAGAATCCTTTAGACATAGCTATTTGACCATTAGCACTTCTACCCATGATATCTATCATACCTCTACTAATAGCTCCCATTACATCTTGTTTATCTTCAAGTAAAGCACCATCTGGTTCACCATATATACTTTTACGTACAGGAAGATATTGTACAGCTACAAAAGGTAATTTCTTATCAGGGTAAGGTAATTCTTCTAACTTGATCATTACATCACTATTAGTTATCCAAACAGCTTTAATAGGTTTAGTGATACCAGTATCATCTATATCCCAATATCCGTAGTATTCATATGCAGTTAGTTTCTTTCTAGCTTTATCTTTAAATTCAAATCCATGAGGTTCTTTTTGACTAGCTAAGAACTCATCATCACCAGCATTAGGATCTAATTGATCTTTCTTACCAAATACCTTATCTAAGTTACTGTATGAACCATCTCTTTTTAAGTCACTCATGCTAGTATCAAATGGCATTATAATAAACTGTGCTTTATCTAAGTTACCTTCACAGGTAGGATCTATAACTACTCTATCATATTCACATACTCTATAAGTAGGATTATTTTTTATAGCTACCATTCTTTTCTCTAGTTTAGTACCCATAACCATAGGTTCACCAGATTGTAATTGAACCATAGCTTGTTCTTCAGTAATATTACCTCTTTGAACTTCTGTTAGTAAATACATTTGCATCTGTTCTGGAGTAGCTATTACATCAACTTCTACTTCTCTCTCTTCTTCTTCATACTCCCAACCTATCTGTACTATTACAGTACCTTCATCTACAGCTGTTCTTACATACTCATTTATAAAGTCTACTTTATCTATTTTAGTATTCCACTGGTAGTTGAGTACTATTTGGTTATCTTCAGCACCTTCTACATCTTCATATGTTCTAGGAGATACTTCAAATATATCTTTGGCACTAAGAAAAGGTTCTTCTAATGCAGAATATCTCCATTCAGCTTGTGTACGTATTAACTTAGGTTGTATTCTACTCCTACCTTTAGGAGGATTTATCTTTAGTTTAGCTGCTAAGTTCTCTAACCATTTTTCTACTTTAGTTACATGATCACTATGACTAGGTTCAGCAGATGTGAGATCATTCTCTAAGTCAGCAACAGTAGGAGGATTCTTCCAGTTTGTTAAAGTACTTTCTTTAGTTGTATCATATTCTAGTTCATCTTCTGCCATATCTCACCTTAATATTATAATTATAGAAGTATATCATATTAATACTTATTAATTCGCTGTGGAGCATATGCTAATCCTATATAAGGATTAACCTCATTTAGTATTGCTTCAGGTGTATCTGCTCCAGAGTATTGATTACCTATTGTATTCATAGCTAGTACTTTTTTATTATTTCTAACTATAGGAGTAATACCTAGTCCTTTTGAGAGTATTGAAGGATCATAACTTACACCTGTATTAGGAACAACATTAGGTTGTGTGTTGACAGCTATAGTAGGTCTTTGTTGTACTGGAGGAAGTACAGGTAACATTTCAGGTACTTTTGCTGATCCAGCTAATAACATATCTTTATTTATAGTTGGTTTGTTCTTAGCGTATTCCCATGAGCTATCAGAGTATACATTATCTTTCATACTAGGATATGTTTTACTACCTAATATCCTACCTACATCAGCCCAACTCTTTTTAGGTTGGCTATACTTAGATGATGGTAATGAAGCCCATGTACCACCAAGCTTATTTATAGCATCACCAAACCTACCTTGTACTACATCACCTAATGCACCATTTCTATCCATCAACGCTATAGCTATTCTATCCTGATTTCTAGGAGACATATCTGTAATACCTAATTTAGGTGCTATATCATTAAATGTCTGATTAGTTATTTGGTATCTACCAAAAGCAGTACTTGGTCCTTCTTTAGTTCTCAGTCCAATTACATTAGGATGTTTACT